TCACGACCAAACAAGCACTGCAAGCTTACGAAAATAACGAGATTGAAAAAGGCGATTCGTTAAAAGCCGTGGTTGAGTATTACAATAATCTAGCTCCAACATTAGCCGCCGCAATGGAATCAGGAGACATGAGCGCAATGACGCAAATAATTTCTGAATTCGTAGCGAAAAACGTGATTGCTAAGACTGAAACAATTACTATTGATGTAGCAACGGAACAGGCTAAATTAGATGCAATAATTGCCAATCAACAACGAATATTAGCAGATACGCAATTAGACGTTAAAGAGAAAGAAAAAGAGTACAAGAAACTTGAAAAAGAAAAAAAGAAGATTCAGGACTTATTGAATCAATAAAATATTGTATCTTTATATTCAGGTGCACATAATATATAAATTTTTAACATTATGAGAAAATACTCTATTATTCACAGAGATGACGATGAAGCTATTCACCCAACAAATCCACCTGGGGGAGGTGGAGGTAAATAGTTTGATATGATTATTAGAAATGCAATAGGACTATTATTAATATTAGCTTATTCTATATATCAGATATTTGGGAATCCTGATAATATGAATTGGTCTAAATATTATTTTATTTTATCTGGTCTTATTGCATTTTTTATTTGTTATTATTTATTGATAGCTTTTCGGGATAAGTTATTTAGAATTATAATAATAACATATGTAGGAATAAAATTATATGAATTTACTGGAACTTTGATTTGGTGTTTTAATTTGAATATATTTACACAATTAAATAAATCTATTGAATTATCAGTAATATTTACGGTATGTTTATTTTTATTCTTGCTGATAAAACGAATAGGGTTATGAACGATTGGTTGAAGAACAGACCTTCTTTAGCGTTTCTTTTAAATGCTAGTTTAACAATATTGGCTGTAATTATAGCTTTTAAATTAAATTCCTGGGCTTCTGATAAGGAAAAAGTAGAAAATAGATTAAATATTCTTGAAGAAAAAAAGGCAACAACAGAGTATGTAGATAAAAAAGATAATGAATTGTCGAAAAACATACATATTCTTGAAACAAAATTAGATGGGAAAGCGTCTAAAGAAGATATAAACTTAATTCGTCAGGATATCCGAGATTTAAGAAAATGGATGATAGACGAATGGAAAAGATAATATCATGGATGCAAAAGTTGAAAAATATGCAAAATTTATTTGTTGGGCTATTCCGATAATATTTGTTTTAGCTTGTTTCGCGATTGTTATTTTCGCTAATGTAAAACATTTAATGTAATGGGATATAAATTTAGCAAATCATCAAAATTAAAGCTTAAAACATGTCATAAAGACTTGCAGTTGATAATGAATACTGCAATAGAATTATCAGATATTGATTTTGGCATTGCAGAAGGATATAGATCATCCGAAAAACAATTACAATATTTTAATGAAGGTAAAAGTAAAATAGATGGTATTTCAAGAAAAGGAAAGCATAATTATCAACCTTCATTAGCTGTTGATGTTTATCCTTTTATAAATGGTAAAGCAAAATGGGATAATGAAACATTAAGCTATCTTGCTGGCTTTATAGCTGGAATTGCTGAAATGCTTTTAAAGGATTGGAAGATTTCACATAAAATAAGATGGGGTGGAAATTGGGATGCTGACGGAGAAATATTATATGATCAGTCATTTGATGATCGTCCTCATTTTGAACTTATAAATCCATGATAAAAAAATTAGTCAAAATATTATTCGGAACAGAATTTGCATTTATTTATTTTCTTCTTAAATTTTTGAAAAAATTATATAACTACTTAAAAATAATGTATATGAATGAAGGACTTATACCCGAAGAAAAAGCAAAAGAATTTGCAGATGTCATTGATGGATTAATACCATTTGATAAAATAGCTAAAAGACATAAAGGATTTTTTAAATTAGTTCTTAAAAGTGCTGAATTGGTTGACGGCAAATTGATCCTTGCAGGATTTGAATATGTTGATAATAAATATGCCGAACATCTCCCAGCAAGATTTAAGAAAATATATATTGATTTTGTGAATAATGTTGCAGATAAACAATTTGATAAAATTCAAGAATCAGCAGCAGAATTAATTAATGTATTTGTAAATATTCCTGAGCTAAATGAAGGAGAAGAATTAGAATTGATTTCAGCAAATTTGATGGCAATTGTAAAAATCATTAAAAGAAAACTTGCTAAGTGATAAAATATAGTTACCTTAGTATTGTTTTCATTTTTATAATTTTTGATTTTTGATTAGTTTAATTTATTCACTTTCCGGTTAAGGCTCCCATTTGGGAGCCTTTCTTATTTGATTCAATACAATATCAAATTTCTTTTTAAATTCTGGATTAGTTTCATATAGCATATCAACCATTTTAATGCCATATACGGCAGTAGAATGATCTTTATAATATAACTTACCACAATAATGAAAAGACTTCTTTAAACGGATTCTATTATACCACATACAAACATATCTTGCTTCAACTATATCTCTGTTTCTAGATTTAGAATAAATATCATCTATTTTTATATTCCAAACTTTTGAAACTACTGATTCAATCTTTTGTGGTAATCCTGGTATAGCGAAATAATTCATATTAATTATTTCTTTTTAATAAAATAATATTGTCATTTTCTTTTATTGTAAATCTTTTAGTTTCTTTTTCACCTCTTTTTTGAATTATTATATAATTTTTACCTTCTGGCTTATTAATAACTATAAATGATTCCCTGCCATGAAGAACTAATTTTTTAGCAAATATATCTCCTTCAATTAATTCATGTGATTTAATAGATTTCATAATTATAAATTTTAATTAAATATATTTTTTTGGACAAATACAATATCACTTTTTTTAACTTCCATCTTTTTAGAAGTAGGAATAAGTACACACATCACACTATCATCATTTATTTCAATAATGATTGCTTCCACATTATTTTTTAATATTATTTGATCTCCTATATTCATTCTACGCCAAATAAAATATCTAATTCATTCAATTTATCATCCAATAGCATTGGGGTTTTAAATTTAAAAATCTCCATTTCTATTTTATATCTAGACGTATTGTAATAGATAACTAAAGACTTTAATCCATTAGACTTGTATTTTTTGATTGTGTTAAGTCTAATTCTGTCATCATTGATTTTTATAAAATCTTTTTTCATGATTATTGATTTTTAATTATTAATATTATTACATTTTAGCTAATCTTTCTTCATGTGATTTTAAAGCTATTAAATTACCTTTCATCCCTTCTCTGATAACAATTATATTATCGTCTCTTAAATGCTCTATATCGGCATCTTTTGCGCCTGTGAGAGTCTTTAATTTGATTTCATTCATGTAAATCCATTGTTTTTGCTTGAAATTGGATTCTAATATTTCAATTATTTTGTTTTTCATTATTTAAAGATTATAGTTTTAGCATTAATTCTTATAGGCTTTTTAGCTTTCTCTTTCTCGTTGTTCTTTACTTTTTCAAGAATTTTTTGAGCTTTAGTTTTCAATTGTGATGGACTTGCTTCATAAATCCAATTTTCTTCTGCTTTCCCCATGATTTTTGATTTTAATAATAATAACCTTTCCTTAATAATTTCAATCCAAACATTGCGCCTAATTTCTCATCAGACATATTCGCTAATTTCCGTTTTAATGTTTCATGCATTGAAACATCATAGTCCAGGAGAATGTTTTTTATCAATTGATGTTTTTGTATCATTTTGATTGTCTTTGATTAATTCTTACACAAACTTATAAATAAAGTTTCACAATTCCTATACATGGTAATTAATTAATTATTTTCAAATATTTTAAAATCTTCTGAAATATCTGTAAATACAAATGATCGAGCCATTTTAATTCTCATTCATGTTAAAAAACATATTTCTCATGTGTGATAATTCAAAAAGTATTTATATCTTTACAATATCAAAACAAACAAAAACACACGGATATGAAAAACGAATTAATCAAAAAATTAGAGAACGAATTTAAAACATACATCTACACAGAAGATCAAATCAAAGAATCAACAGATAGATATTGTGCTTGGCTAGATTCTGATAAAGATATCGCAGAAAAATACAGCCAGAGAATTGACTTATTAGAAAAAGAATTACAGGAACAAGTTGATTGTCTATGCAAGACATACAAAATAACATCAATTGAGTTTCTTGATCTTTTAATTGAGTGGGAAAGTAAAAATTAAGCGATATGAAAAACCGAGAAAAGAGAGAATTACTTAATATGCGTCTAAAAAATATAATTGAAACACAATGTGATTCAATTGGATGCAATAACTGCTCATATAAGCATTACGATGAACAAAATGAGGAAGATGGATGTGAAGCCACTAAATTAAATCTTGAAGTCATTAAATTGGAATTGGAAGATATTGATTTCTGATAATTAATTAAAAATAATTGATATGAAAGATAATCTTACAGAAGACGTAATCCAAAAAATGAAAGATGAAATGTATGAAATAGAATGCGCAAGGAATAAATTCAAGCCAAAGAAAAAACAGGGGAGTAATTACACAAAGCCTAAAAAGAAAAGAAGAAAAAGATAGCAATGCTAATCGACTTAAACAAACATAAAGATGAGCTATTAAAAACAAAATATCATGAAAACACTAAGAAATTTATTTTTTATCACATTCGGAGCATTTTTATTTGCTCATATTCTTTCAGAAATAACAGGATATAAATTAAAAGATATTTTAGAAATAGAATATAATTCAACAAATCAAAATTTAATTTCTAATAATGATCAAGATATCATATTAGAGAGATGGTTCAGGGTTGAAAATAAAACAGGGGCATTAATACCTAATGGATCAATTGTTTATTTTTCAGGAATTGGAGATGAATATTTATTAATCGAATTAGCAAATGCAAATGATGTATGTAAAGCAAATTTACTTAGTATTACTTTAAATGATATTGAAAATAATTCTATAGGACTTGTTAAAGTGATCAATGAAAAACCTAATATTATCAAAAAAGAATCAAACAGCGATTATATTATCATTTTTTTATCAATTACAACTATTGGAGTTTTAATATGGTTAATCAGAAAGAAATATTACAAAAACATTAATAATTAAAATCATGGATGCAAAACAATTTCGTTTAGGAAACTATGTACAAAGCCACAATGGAATATTAACAGTTTCTGATTTAACAAATGATATTAGTTGTTCGTTTAAAATCAGAGCATGGCAAGTAAATGGAGGTTCATTGGGTAATAGTGATGAATTTATAAAGCCTATCCCTCTTACAGAGCAATGGCTAATTGACTTTGGATGTGAATGCAATGAATATAGCTCTGGAAAATATTACTCTCTGCAACTGATTGATAACTTATGGTTCTATTCTAATAAATTTGGGAATGGAATATGCACAAGTGAAATTGAATGCGCAACTTGCAGTAATTATGGAGAAGAAATAGATATTGTTAAAAATATTGAATTCGTTCATGTATTGCAAAATTGGTATTATATGTTTAAAGGCGAAGAATTAATACGTAAAAATAAATAATCATGGGAGAAAAAGTAAAAATAACAGATTTAATCAAGTATAGAGGTGATAAAGCAGGAACAAAGGCTAAAATTGATATTGAACTAATCAGATCAAAAATTGAATCAGAGCTTAGAGAAAGAAAATTATCCAAAGTTGAATTATCAAAAATGGCTAATATATCACATCAGCTCGTATTTGATTTTTTGAATAAGGATAGCAAAAGAAAGCCATCTTTAGAAAATGTACTAAGAATAATCAATGCATTAAATCTTAAAATTAAACTTTATTGATATGGAAACTAAATTTACAAAAGGGAAATGGAGATATCAAGAACCATCACACATATGGAGTCTGCCATATGTCAATATTGGAAACAAGCGTAATATCTTTTGTGAGGGGCACAGTTATGAAGAAGCTGAGGCCAATGCAAAACTAATCGCTGCGGCTCCTGAGTTATTGGAGACATCAATTAACAATTTAAATTTAATGAAGCAAATACTAGCGTACAGAGAAATGAATGGGTTGACTATTGGAATAACGTTCTTGAAAACAGCTATTAAAGCCACTGAGCAAGCAATCAAAAAAGCAACAGAATAGCTTTATTAAAATCATTCTAAATAAGCATAAATTATTGTATATGTGAATTTGATTATATATCTTTATTCTATCAAAAATCAAGGACATGAAAACAAAGATAGACAAATCAAAAGTAATGAAGCTGGCTCACAAAATAGCTAAAAGCTCAACTGGAAACTATGCAGTAAGATTATCAGAAGCAATGAAAATTGTTTGGAAATATTTTACTACTGATTACATGAAACTGAAAAGCAATCTTGACAGAACAAAATATTTCTTACTTGATAACTTCATCAAAAGATTCAAAGAATTAAATATAGTAATAGATAATACAGATTATTCACCATTTTATTCTTAAACCATGAATAAGGAATTTTTACAAGAAATCATAAGAGAAGCATTTGATGCTGTACCATTTAATTATATGTGGGATAATAGTACTAAAAAACGTGATTCTAAATTAATACAACTTGCTATTGATTCAGAATTAAATCAGGATTTCATTGATGAGCTTAAAAATGATTATTATACTGAATATTCCCAAGAATGGGAGGAAGCCAATCAAGCTGATGATAGAAATGATGAACGTAAAATAGATAAATTAAACAATTAAAATCAAAAATCATGTTAGTAAAATCATCTTTTAAAGGAACCAAAATGGGTAAATATCAAATTGCAGCCATTTTATTAAAATTAGGATTATTAACAATTTTTATTTTCAATATTATTATTCCATTTGGAAATGAATTTTTAGAGATAATTCAACAATCTATTGATTCTGAAATATGGAATATTAAAGCCATTCTTATTCCAATTGGCAAAATATTATTATATTTTGTAATCCTCACAGCAATAGAAGCTATTATTGTTTTTGCAATTATTTTCCCTTTAGCAAAATCTGAATTATCCCGATAACAATGTATGATATTTTATTCGCTGGCTATTTCATTAATAGAATCTATTTCGTTATATGTTTTATGATGTACGATGAAGATGAATTTGATGTGATTGTAGAGTTTAGAATGTCATTAAATTAAAATCAAATATTATGGAAAAAAAAGAATTATTTTCAAAGTATCTCAAAGTTGTAGATGAAATTGGTAGCATTCAAAAAGATGCTACTAATCCTTTTGCAAAAAGCAAATATTCAACTTTAAGCAATATCCAAAAGCATGTAAGACCTGTTTTAAATAAACATTCATTATTATTTACAATGAATTTTACATTAGATTCTCAAATCAATAATATGTACAATTGTATTGCTACATTAATTGATATTGAAACCGAGCAAAAACATAAATTTTATTATACTATCCCCTATGATGAAACCCAAAAGAATCCAGTTCAAGGATTTGGCTCAACTATGACTTATGGTCAAAGATATGTATATGGAATCGTATTTAATATTCCTTTTGATGATGAAGATCCTGATTCGGGAAAAACAAAAGGTGCAAATTGTGAGAAAAAAGAAACTGATTCAAGGGAATGGCTGAATGAAGGAACAAGCAAATACAAAGATGCTGTTAAATATCTTAAAAATGGAGGTGATATATCAGCCATTGAAAAGAAATATAGAATAAGTAAAAAGACAAGAGAGCAATTACTAAATGATTCAATCTAATATTATGGGAGCATCAGGAAAAATGTTTGCAGAAATGCGTGAAAAATATCTAATTGAAGTATCAGATGAATATTATAAAGAACACTATGAAGTCTTTAAACATCCGAATACAAAGCATATTAAAACGATAATTGAAGGAGAAGATGAGATGTTTAAAGATGATCCTACTCATAAAGCTTTATTTAATAATTACATGAAAGCAAGTAAAGCGTTGAGAGATTATAAATATGACAAACGACATAATCATAAATAATGAAATTCTATTTACAAAATGGAAGAATAGATTCAGTTATATCAGCTTTGAAGTCTTATACCAAACCTGGTAAAGAATATATTGTAATTGTTAAAGAAATTAAAAAACATAAAAAGAAACGAAATGAGAGAAATTAAGTTTAGAGCATGGGATGAAAATAAAAATGAATTTATTGATCCTATTTATATGGATGGAATTTTTTATATGGATGAAGAATTTAGAAATACTTGCAACAGTGTGGAGCAATTCATTGGACTCAAAGACAAGAACGGGAAAGAGATTTATGAGGGAGATATTTATTTGTCATATGGATATATTGTAGTAAATGGAAAACAAAAAAGGCCTAAAAGAATATTGATTATAGAATCAAATATTGAGTCTTGGCATAAAGCATATTGCCTGAATAGTGCAGATAACTTAGAAGTAATTGGCAACATTCACGCAAACCCAGAACGTTTAAATAATGAAATTTAAAATACAAAATACAAGTGATAAAGAATCAATTAAAGCATATATTGATTCATTACCTGAAAATCACAGGCATGATGTTAATATAGTGAGATATCGTAAAAAGCGATCATTACCACAAAATAGGCTTTATTGGCTCTGGCTTGCTTGTATTTCTTTTGAAACTGGAAATGATAAAAATGATTTGCATGATGAATTCAGAAAGCGATATTTGCCGATTAAAGAAACAATAGTATTAGAAATCCGGAAGAAAAAATTAACTTCTACTACTGAATTAAATTCTAAACAATTCACTCAATATTTAGATAAGATTCAGATATTTGCTTCTGCTGAATTGGGAATTAAATTACCTGATCCAACAGATTTATATTTTGAACAATTTTATGAGCAATACAAAGACTATATTTAAAATTAATAATTATGAGAAAATTTAAAAAAATATTAGGCATAATGATATTATCATGTGTTTTCATTGGTTTATTTATAGGCACAATGATTGATTCATCTTTTATAAAAGCTTTAATTTTATGGGGGATATCAATTGGTCTTACTGGAATTGTAATATTTGCTGTGTATTTAATTTTCAATGATAAATAAAATGATTGAATCAAAAGAAAGACCATGTAAAGCAATTGGCAATGCAAAAGGATTCAAAGGATGCGGAAAATTGATTTTAAAACGCACTTATGGGCTTTGTGATAAATGTTATCGTAATTGGTTGCTTACAACTAAAGAGGGGCAAGAAAAGCTAAATAAGACAATTCCAAGAGCTAAAAAGAAAGTAAAACAAGATATTAGGCAGGAACAGAGAAAAGCCAAACATGAAGCTAAAAAGAAATCGGAATGGGAAGCGTTATTGCAAATTGAGATTAATGCGATTGTGAGATTAATTGACCAAGGCAATGGTTGTATAAGCTGCTCACATGCATGGGATGAAATATGGAAAAGACAAGCTCAGGCAGGACATTATTATTCTGTTGGTTCAAATCCTACATTAAGATATAATTTATTTAATATTTTTCTTCAATGCCAGCAATGTAATTATTGGTTCAGTGCTAATGAAAGAGAATATGATAAAGGCATTATCAAACATTATGGGAAAGAAATGTTAGATTATATTAAATCACTTCCTAGAATTTACAAAGAAATAAAACTTTCTTCCGAAGAATTGCAACAAAAACTTAAAATAGCTCGTAAGATAAAACGAGAAATCCTACAAGGCAAAAACTACACAAGAAAAGAAATTAATAAAAAACTTAAAATTTATTAAAATGATAAAAGTAAAATACATTAAAACTAAAAATAATCAAATAATTGTTTTTAGCGAGCTTCAAAATCATAGTGATTTTAAAAATTATGACCCAATAAGCGCAGGATTTATAAGCATTGGCATAAATAATAACAATGTAACTTGTAATTGTTTTGGTAAAAGTATTAGTTTAGGATTAAATTCTAATCCTGAAGTTGATACTAAACTCGCAAAAAGACAAATATTAGGTCTTGGATATTGGTAAAATTAATCAAAAATTAGAAATTTATAATTAAAATCAAAAATTATGAAAAAACAAACAACAACAAGAGAAGCGATTGCAATGTATTTTGAAAAACTTAAATACATGGAGCATTTCAGACTTTATAAAATGTTTAGATTTATTTATCGCAAAACTAAACGTAAGCCTACACATGAAACTATTATGCGTGAAATGAGGCGTATGCGATCAGATTACAAAGATATTAATTATCGTGTCTTAGATTCTGAAAAAGGCTTATACGTAAAATGGCCTTTAAATGAAGATATATTATTAAATGTTAGAAATTAGAATTATGCAAATAATTACAGCGATTGGAAAAGAATCATCATTTGATATAGGATATAAAATTGATCCTGAATGCTTTGATAGTAAATTTATATGTTTGATCATATTTGATATATTTTGGAATAGAAAAACAAAAAGATGGGGCTTTGGATTTGGAATACCATTTATTTTCGGAATAGGGTTTATATTTTAAAATAATTTGCTATCTTAGCATTGTAAACAATTTTTATTAATTGGGTGAACGATTAAAATGATTACTAGCAAAAAAGAACTGCCCCTTGTGAAAGCAAGGGGTTTTAAAAATCAAAAACATGAACAAAGTTAAGGAACTCAAAATAGATCAAACAAGGCTTAGAACTCAAACAGAATATGCTAAAGAAAGAGGCATATCTAAAGCGAGGGTAAATCAACTTATAAAAGCAGGAGAGATAAAAATAGTAGAAATTAAAGGAGCTACATTGATATATGTGTAGTTATTTTTGGCTTTAAAAATTTAACAATATTAAGCTATTATGTATTATAAAATAGAATATTATACTAAGAAAAGATTTAAAATGCATGATGATGCATACGATAAACTCATAAAATTAGATAACTTATCTAATAAAGAATCAATAAAATATTGCAATGAAATTGAAAAAAAATTGGAAAAAGAAATAGGCAAATTAGACAAATCGTATATAAACAAACTTACTGGTACATTTATATTAAGAAAAAATAATGAAAATGATATATGGCAACCATATGAAATATGTCAAATATATGTAATAGACTGTCATAATTGTGGAATAGTACTTAGAAAAATAAGTAAAAATTTTAAAAAATGTGTTGAAAAATCATATTCATTAAGAAAAGGAATATATAAATCTGTTACTATAAATGAAGTTATGGGAATATTTGGATGGGAAAAGCCTGCAAAACAAATTACTGATTATGATGAAAGATATTTATATTTTTTTCAAAATGAATTGGGAAGAATAAAAATAGGCAGAGCAGAAAATGTTGAAAATAGATTAAAAGGAATTAGCTCACAAGCGGGAATTAAAATATATTTACTTAATAAAATTGAAAATGCTGCTAAATATGAATTTACACTTCATGAATTATTTAAAGAATTTAAATATTCAGGGGAATGGTTTGTTTTAAATAATAGTCAAATAGAATGGATTTGCTCTTTGAATAAAAAAAATATAAAAAATGAAATAGATTCAATCTCAAATAGTATTAAAATTTAACAATTGTAAACTATGGAAGGGTGGATAAAATTACATAGAATTGTTTTGGATCATTGGATATGGTCTAATGAGAAATATTTTAAAGCCTGGATTTGGTTTTTAATTCGTGCAAATCATAAGAGCAATAAAATATTGATAGGATCAGAGCTTGTTGAATTAAAAAGAGGGGAATTTATTACTTCGATTTTTAACATTGCTGAACACACATCTTTAACAACAAGGGGAGTTCGAACATTTTTGCAATTGTTAGAGAATGATGGAATGATAATCAAAAAATCGACAAGCAAAAGAAAAACACATTTCATTAATCACAACTACATCAAAAGTAAATATGATGCTCAATTGTGGTAAATTCACGAAATTTGATTTAGCTGCTAAACTCGGAATTTCAAGACCTACACTTGATAGAAGATTAAAAAATAATGATTGGAAAGTAACAGAAATGGTTTTTATTAAATCATTATAATTTTTTTGGCTACTAACCTGTAAAATATTTAACATGGCTGGAAGAAAAGATAAAAATATAGTTGATTATTTCCCTCATATGTGTGAACATGGTAAAACAATGTTTATAATAGAGCAAAAACATGGGAATAATGGCTATGCCGTATGGTTTAAAACATTAGAAATGCTTGGAAGATCAGAAAATCATTATATTGATTGCAGAAATATAGCTGATTGGGAATTTTTGCAAGCAAAAATGCAATTAATGTCTGCTGAATTAACAGATATTTACAATACATTATCTAATTTAGGAGCCATTCATAAGGAACTTTGGGAAAATAATAATGTAATTTGGAGTAATAATTTTATTAAGAATATACAGGATGCATATAAACGAAGAAATAATAAATGTATGCATTTTATAGATTTATGTATACATTTATCCATCAAATGCAAACATAAATATGATTCAAATGGTAATATTGTAAGCAAAAAAACACAAAGTAGAGTAAAGGAGAGTAAAGAAGATGAAAGTATAGGGGAAGAAATAATTTCTCTATCAGGGAACCATCTTTTTAAAAATTCCCCATATTTTAATAAACAAACTTTATGGGATGCACTTGATGAAAAATATAAGAAATACGATATAGGCTATTACTATGAACAAATGGTTAATTATTCAGAACAGGGGCATATGTATAAAAATTGGCTTGCTACTTTACGTTCCTGGATCAACAGAGATATAAAAGAAGGAAATGCAAAAGCAGTACCAAAGAAAAATCAAAATGTTCATACAAGTAAGGCACAGGATTTATTTAAATCTCTAAAATCTTAATCATGGATACAGAAAAAATAAATAGGTTCTTAAATTCTGTTAAAAATTCATTAACTGAAAATCAAAAGAATTTTCTTATAGAAATATTCCAAGAAATTGAAACAAAATTAGGCAAGGATGAGTATCTACAAGAACTTGAAATTGAAATAAGCAGAATATTTTACCTTGAATCCGAAATTGAACGCTTAAAAACAATTCTTTCATTATTTGCTCCTGATTGCATTATTAGAGATTTAACACAAGGAGACGCACAAATAATTAAGCGATATTTAAGAGAAAATTATTCAAATATGCATGAAGTGAATGAATTGATTTCTAACTTGGATTTTTTTGAATGTTATCTATCAGTCAAATTTCCAAAATTAAAATCAAGACCAAAAACCCTAGAACAATTAAATAGAGGAATCAAAAACGCTGAAAACAAAATTTATGAATCAAATTGATTATTCAATATTATCAGATAAGAAAACAAGTGATTTATCTTTTTTAAGCGGTAGAGATAATGAATCTCAATATTTGAATGATTATCATGCAGGAAGAATAAAAGAAGGCTTAAAAACAGGCTATGCAAAACTAGATGAACATTTTAGATTTATTGAAAATCATTTAGTGATTGTAAACGGTCATAACAATGTAGGTAAATCAACTGTCATATGGTACATGGCATTAATAGCAAATGTTCTTTATAACTGGAAATGGTTATTTTATACACCTGAAAACAATTGCGAACAGGTAAGACGTGTATTAATGGAATTTAAATACGGAAAAAATTGGGGCAAATTCAACAAAGGAGAAATGGAGGAAGCTATGGATTGGTGCTATGAAAATTTCTTCATAATTAAAAATGATGATTTGCATAGTGTATTTGATTTATTGAAAATGAATGAAGCGATAAAAGCAAAGCATGATTTTAAAGGAGCCTTAATTGATCCGTATAACTCACTTGATATCAATTTGAATCAGGTTAAATGCAATTCTACTGATGATTATCACAATAAAGCTATAAATTACCTTAGAACAACGGGGAAACAAATGAATATAAGCACTTATATTAACACCCATGCAGGAACACAGGCATTAAGACGAATCAATGAAGATAATCTACCTATTGCTCCTGGAATTGGGGATGTTGAATACGGAGCTAAATGGGCGAATAGAGCAGATGAATTTATAACTATTCATAGATATGTTCAAGATCAAATACGAAATAATCAAACAGAAATACACATAAGAAAATTTAAGGATTATGATCTTGGTGGACATCCTACATTTCATGATTCACCTGTAATTTTAAAAATGATGAATCAGGGATTCTGGGGATTTTATGATGAAAGTAATAATTGTCCTTTATTCCCTGATAAAAATAACAAAAATGAAGCGATAAATTATAATGCAGGATTTGAATCAATAGATTTAGAAGAACCAAAAAAAGATTTACCATTTTAAAATTAACACTATGATACATTTAACAAGAATGATTTACTCAAAAAATGATAATCAATTCCAAGTATCAAAAAAATGTTCAAAGAAATTTGATTCTATAAAGCATCTTGAGAAATACAGGAAAAGATTATCAAAGTTTACAGGAGAATCAAAAGTATGGTTTGAATATGATCATTAATTTAAAATTATAGTTATGAAATATTGGCATGAAATATCAAAAGAAGAATATGAGAAACTAAAAATTAAAGGAAAAATTGATTTGAATGAATTTGTTAAAGAATATAAACAGCCTGATTGGTGCAATTATCCTGAAGCCCTAAGAGGGAAAATGGGATGTTGGTCTTTATTTTATCATCCAGAAATTATAAATAAAGAATACTGTAAGGATTGTAATGAATGTAATTTAAATTCATTCTAAGCAAAATAATAAGTAATTTTAAAAAATTAAAAATCAGAAATCATAAAAGAACAAATCAAATTAAAAGAATTGGCGATGTTTTTGCCGTATGGATTGAAATTTAAGTCAATAGGATTTAATAGAATCGAAAAAATGATTGGATTAACTAATGATAAAATCATTTTTGAAATTGATGACGATGTATTAATGAACTATTATGATTTAAACTACAATGGCAAACCTGGAGTAATTTCGTTATTGCGTCCTCTCTCTCAACTTACAAAAGAAATTGAGCATAATGGAAAAAAGTTTGTACCGATAGTAAAAGTGTATATGGGAATATTTGATGGAGAAGAAAGAGAGCCTGATATAATTAAAAATGATTTTGAATTCATTACATTGCATTGGGATGAAACAAATGAATCTTTTGGAGGTCATATAGATTATGATCTTAAAAATATTAAATTTTGGGAATTTGGAATAATTCAAAAACTCGCAGAATGGCACTTCGATATATATGATTTTATTGGACGTGGTTTAGCAGAACCAATTAAATGAAAAGTATTAAAATCAAATATGGGAAACAAGATATTCTAAATAGTCCTATTTCATTTAAAATAATAAGATTAGAAATAAAAATATCCTGGATCAAAAATTTATTTAAAAAACGAAACAAAAAATAAATCAATTCGTAAAATTAAAAAATGAAAATCATGAAACAATTATTATTTATTTTATTATTAATTCCTATAATAGGATTTGGACAAGTTAAGCTTTCTAAAAACCATCACTTCAAATATTATCATGGTGATGGATGGTATTCTTTCGATGGTGTGCATAAAATCAAACTTAAAGAATGCGCAGAAGCAGATAGCGTTATTGATGCTACAATAAAGTTTCATGCAGATGATGATCTTCCGACAGATTCGTTTACGACTGTTGTACCTACAATTAAAGACAAACCGGAAGAAATGCCAATATGGACGTTTGATACTTTGGTTAGTCCGAAATCTACAATTCTATCTGCTGATTATAGCAAACAGTTTTGGATGGAGCGATCAGCGTTTATATCTTTGGAGGATATAGAAGAATACATAGAGTGGTGTAAAAATAAGGCTCCTAAAGATACCATGAAAAATGGAAGCTTTATAATGGGAATCACTCACTATATTGAAGATGATGTGATTTTTAATAAGGAACCAACATTTCTAGGATTTTATAAATGGTTAAAAAAGAAAAATGATGAAACAAGCAATAATTGAAGGCTTACAGGCTCCTATTTTAATTTTAACAATGATATTAGGCATCATCTCAGGATATACAATAAGAATAGCCATTGAAAAAATAAGAAGCAGGAGAATGTTTAAAAGAGTATGGAAAGAAATTAAAAAAGAATTAGATAAAACTGAAAAAGAAGAATAATTTTTCGTAAATTAGTATAGCATCTAGTATAGCAGGGAGCATTTCTTTCATGGTTTGGGTTGATATGGTTATTAATTTTTCATCTTCGCTCCCTGTTTATTTAAATTCATTCTTAACAAAATAGTTCGTAAATTTGAAATAGTTCTTTGATTGATTGATTTAGCCGGATGGCGGAATAGGTAGACGCAAAGTGTAGAGATTGACTGTTTATCAGATCACATCAAATCATCTTATGCAGGGTGCAAATCCCTGCTCCGGCACAAAGCATAGTTTCTGTTTTCTATGTACAAAGCCGCTAAAAACAAATTATCAAAGATGCAGTGACGGCTCGGAAAGACGAGCATATGCCGATTTTGTGTAGTGGTAGCACGGTTCTGGTCGGGTACCGGAAATTGCAGGGGTTCGAATCCTCTAATCGGCACAATGCCAATAATGGCAGAAAATCAAGATAAAGTGTCAAAATTTAATTAAAACTAAAATCATGAAAAAATCAATTCAATTAATAAAAAATGGTAGAGATTATCTAGGAAAAACAATCTACATTGATAGATTTACTGGCAATAGAATTATCCCTATGATGGGAAATCCATTGAAAAAAGGAAGAATCCCCAACGATATCATTGATAGATTCATTAAGCCTATGCATCAGCAAAGATGGGAAGGAGATATGAAAAAGACGTTATTATATAATATTCCAAAATAAATGCCAATAGTGGCACAAAACCAAGGTGAAGTATTAGCATTATTTTATATTACCTCTCACAGAAAGGCAACTGGATTAAAGTTCCAGGGGAGGTAATTAAATTATCAAAATGGAAATAGTATCAAACATATCAGTATTATTAATTGAAGGATTTGAAGTAACAAATATTCGTCTTACAAGATATGGTTATGAATTTGATATTGTTTTATGCGATTGGAAATTAAACTAAAATCAAGATAAAATGAAAACAGCAGTAATATTTTCAGATGGAATTAAACAAATTGTATTTACTCCTGAAACTAAAGATGAAAAATTTGCGTTATCATTAATTAGTACAAATGATGATATTGAACTTGCAATAAAAGATGGTCATTTTGGAGAAGAAAGATTTAAACCATTCACAGCGAATATTGACATGTGTAGAAATGATTATTTAAGAGTATTTGATGATTCAGAAAGCAAAATCTTGGTATTAAAACCTAAGAAAAAAGATAATGACTGATCTACAAAGGCAAATATTTAATTCTTACAATGAGAAATATCCAGATATTAAATTATCAGAAAAAGCATTTTTGATGGCATGGAATGCTTATTTTGGAATAAGAAAAACAGCAAATATTGAAGAAATAAAAAGTTTTTTTAATTGGTTAAATGAGTAAATTATAATGATATGAAAACATTTTTAATCTCTAGTTATATTTTAATTATTATAGCAGCATTTATTGCATTTAGCTATATTTTAGGGGAAGCAAGTTCAAATTCAGATTCAGATTCAAAGCAATCAATAACATGGCAAGATTCAAATAATCCAGAAACATATTTTGATGAAGCAGATGTATATGTAAATGATTCAACTAAATTGGGAATAAGGCTTTATCATTATGATGATGGAACATATATTCAGCATAGCACAATATGGCAAAACGGCGATATAATTGGCACTATTGGAATTGAATATAATGCAAATATGGAGCCTATATTTATGTATACAACAGATGGCCGATCAATGATGAAAATAAAACCTAAAAATTAAACAATATGAAAACAAAAATTGCAATTAAGTACGATCCAGATAACTGGAAAGAAATCAAAAAGGCTGTGGATTATTTGAGGGGGAAAGGATTTAAAGTTGAGAAACGTAAAGACGCAACAAAGGAAGGAAATGATAGCGGATATTTGTCAAGTTGCAGATCTTGTGGAGGTAAATGGTTGAGTGGCGGATTTGAATATACCAGATGGGAAGATACTCCACATAATTGTGATTTCAATACTATCCACCTTCCCCAAGACTGGAAGAAATTCGTTGATCTGATTGAAGCTGAATTGGAGCCGGAGCCAGAATTTAAAGCTGGGGATTGGGTGATTTACGATAAATATGTGTTTCGAATCAATAAAGTTGAATCTGGAATAGCATCATCTGATGATACGATAAAATGCAAATGGACATTGTACATTGGAACTGAATATCTCCGCCACGCCACACCAGAAGAAATCAAATCGGCTTTGATTGAGGAGGCGAAGAGGAGATATAAAAATAAGCGATTTTATGCAGCTTCAAATATTTATTATGAATGTGATTTCGATTCTATAAAGGAATTTAAATATATTGAAAATAATGATGGGCTATATGTTATGGGTGATTTTGATGGCCTGTACATATATTACAGAGGCAAATGGGCCGAAATAATCCAAGACGAACCGGATTATAAGCGAATGTATGAAGAACAGAAAAAGAAAAATGAAGAATATATAAAACAAGCAAAAAAATTAATTTCTGAACTTGAGGCATTGTTAAATGAAAATAATTGATATGATTAGAATTTTAATAACTCAATATAATTCATTATCTTAGTAGATACTAAAAATAAAAACTATGAAATTAATTGGATTAAATTTTGATCGCTGGTCTTATAGGGCTAATGGTGGTAGATTAAGGCGAATATATAAAAGAATATATTTGAATGGATATAAATGGACACCATTCATAATAATTAGATTTAAATATTTAAAAACAGAATCATGCCTTTAAAAAGATGTCAAAAAGATAAAAAGCCAGGTTGGAAATGGGGAGATACAGGACGATGCTTTGTAGGTCGTGGAGCAAGAGCAAAAGCTTTAAGACAAGGCAGAGCTATTGAGGTTAGTAAAATGAGAAGAAAACAAAAGTAAATTAAATGACATGATATGAAATTTACAGCTTCAAAAAGCATTAAACAAGATATAAGTGTATTCGAAGGAAAGCCAACGTATTTAAAATATATTCTTACTGATGATCTGAATAATAGATATGAAATTGAAATGGAATTGCCTAAAGGATGGGATATGAAAGAATTTCCACATAGGTTGAAAGATACTTTTTATTTATGTGAAGGAATGCCAATTTCTATATATTTAATTGAATTGAGATTAAATTATCAAAATTAAATGACATGGAAACAAATGAATTAAGGATTGGGAATATAATTTATAATACACGAGGCAAAGCTGATAAAGTTAATATTGATGCTTTGAAATATTTGCAACAATACCCAAACACACTATGCCAAGTAAAACCTATCCCTCTCACCGAACAATGGCTAAAGGATTTTGGATTTGAGGGAAGTGTAAATGAGAATTCAAAATGTAGGACATATTCTATTGGCAAATTTAAAATATGGATTCAAAATGGATCATTTTGTTTTCATCATTATTCATATTTCGAAATCAAACACGTCCATCAACTCCAAAACCTTTATTTCGCATTGACAGATGAAGAATTAACTTTAAAATCAAAATAACATGAAAACGCCAAAAGAAATATTAGAGCTACACATATCAAAAATGCTCAAAAAAACAAAACAATCTCATATCACAATTGAAGAAGTTAGAAATCTTCCAGAATATGTATCTGCAATTAATGCTATTAAACAAGCTCAAAAAGAAGCATGGGATGAAGCAGTAGATAAATGTAAAAAATATGCTAACACAAAAGTAGGAGGATATTTGGGAGGTATTTCTATTATGATAATAGATGAAGATTCAATATTAAAAGTTAAGGAAATGTTTAAATCTGAATAATCATGCAAACCGATAAATCAGAAGAATTAGATAGACTTCATCAAGAATGGAGACAAAAAGAATCTATTAATATTTTTAATATAACTAAACAGCAAATAGTAAAAGCTTGCAAAAAAAGCATTTGAAGATGCTAGAAAAACAGATATTAATTTTGAAGAATGGAGAAATAAAAATCTAACAATTTAAATATCATGTATATAGGCAATTATAAAAAAGCTATAAAAGAATTAAATAAATGGATCAGATTCAATTGGGTAATAGATTTTGAAATGTGGGGCATTGGAATATTAATATTTAAAAATTCAGAAATTGGACGATATAAATATTCTTTAGATTTTCAATTATTATTTATTAATTGTTGGATAGAAATATTGAAAAAGAATTTATAAATATTTGATAATCATGTCAGAACAAAAACAATATACAAAAGAAGAACTTGAAAAAGAGCTTAAACAATCTCATAAGGACTTTGCAAGAGAATATCTTGTTAATGGATGGAATAGAGTAAAAGCCTATCAAAAAGCATATCCAGATTGTGAATATAAATCAGCATCAGCGAGTGCAACAAGACTGTTAGATGATGTTAGAATACAGCAATATGTTGACTATTTGAAAGCAGATTTAGAGAAAACCTGTCATATTAACAAGGCAATGGTACTAAATGAACACAAAAAGATAGCATTTAGTTCAATTGCGCAACTTCACAACACTTGGATAGAGCTAAAAGACTTTCAACAATTATCAAATGAACAAAAGGAATGCATTGAATCAATCGAAACTAAAGTGTTAAAGAAGAATATAGGCACAAGAGACGAACCAGAGATAATAGATGTTGAATATATTAAAGTAAAGCTATATAGCAAGCAATCATCATTAGAAGCTATAAATAAGATGATGGGATATAATGAACCTGATAAAATAGATCACAATGTTCAGGGAATTTCAATAACTGTTAATTCTGACAAATTGAAAGATAAATTGCAAAATGAATAACTATATGATATTCTGAATAACAAAATATACGGGATTATATTGAAAATTGTTCAAATTAGAGCCTAAAAAATAGCAAAATGTCAAAATATGGTTAAACAATGGATACATAAGATTAAATTAAAAAAGAAATTAAAAAAACTTGAACGCAAAGAAATAGTGCTTCTCATAATAAAAAATGAAGGATTTGGAAATATTGGAGAACATTCATGGAATAATGAATATATGCAAACATTGTCAGAAATAAAAGCAATAAAAAAACAATTATGAAATGGATATAGAATTTACTGACAAACAAGAAGAGGCATTAAATTTACTCTTAGATCATAAGTTTACATTGCTTTTCGGAGGATCAAGATCGGGTAAAACATTTATCACGATCTTTCTTATTCTATGGAGGGCGCAAAAGAAGAAATCCAGACATGCTATATTAAGATTTAGATTTGCTCACGTTAAGCAGTCGATTTGGTATGATACATTCCCTAAAGTAGCTGAATTACTTGGAATCAAATACAAAGAAAATAAAAGCGATTGGTTCGTAACTTTAGAAAACGGTTCTGAAATCTGGTTTGGTGGATTAGATGATAAAGATAGGGTAGATAAAATTCTTGGTAATGAATATTCAACTATATTCCTGAATGAAACATCACAAATAAGTTATGATGCTTATACAACTGTTCTTTCACGTTTAGCAGAAACATCAGGATTAAAGAACAGGCTGATAGTTGATGAGAATCCTCCTACAAAAGCACACTGGACTTATAAAGTATTCATTGAGGGTTTGGAGCCTGAAACAAAGATGCCCTTAAAGAACAAAAAGGAATATACATATCTTCAAATGAATCCAGGAGATAATGTAAGAAATTTACCTGATGATTATCTTGAAATACTTGAAAATCTTCCTGCTGCAAAAAGAAAAAGATTCTTAAAAGGAGAATTTGCTGATGCTGTTACAGGTGCATTGTGGACTGAATCAATAATAAATCAATATAGAACTATTGAGGCTCCAAAGCTAAAAGAGATAATAATTTCTGTTGATCCTGCTACAACTGCAAATATAACAAGTGATGAAACAGGAATAATAGTTATAGGGAAAGGATTTGATAATAGAGGATATCTATTAGAGGATAAATCAGGTATTTATTCTCCTTCTGAATGGTCAACACTATCTGTTGCATTATACGTGAAATATGGAGCTAATTACATTGTTGCTGAAAAGAATCAAGGCGGTGACATGGTTAAGCACACAATCAAAACAGCAAATGAAAATGTACCTGTTAAATTAGTTCATGCTACTAAAGGGAAAATATTGAGAGCCGAACCGATAAGCACACTTTACGAAGATGGTAAAATATCTCATGTAGGCATCTTTCCTGATGCAGAAGAAGAAATGACAACTTATACAGGTAATCCAGGGGATAAATCACCAAATAGACTTGATGGCATTGTTCATGGATTTACACATTTGTTCCCAATCAAGGGGAATTTTGATGCATTTTGGTAATTTAGAATATTTAGAATGATTCCAAATAAGAAAGAATGTGAAAAATATTTGCAATAATTATTGTATATAATAATTTAATCCGTATCTTTACAATACAAATCAAAAACAAATGGACATGAAAACCACAGCATTAACAATCGGAACAAAAATTAAATTTGAAAATGAAATTTGCATTGTAAACAACATTTTTTCGGAAGAGAGATTTACTGTTTTGAATAAAATGGATCAAGAATATGATATGCATATATCATATGATTTTACAATAGAAGACAAAAGCGTAAGGGTAATAAGCAAAAAAAGAAAAGCAATTTACGGGCATAGTGTAAGATACCCTTATAGTTATGGAGTTGAAAGTTATGATATCACATATACATATATTATAACAATAAATGGAGAGACATTAAGGATGAAAATTTTAAATACAAGTAAATCAGAAATGGAAAGATTGGTTAAAAAGGTCACGAGCATTGATCAACTGAAAAAATTTAGTAATATTTCACGTTACATAATCTCATAACTATGATTTATTCAATATTGAAAATATTCGGATTAGCTCTCATTCAAAACGTGAGCTTTTCGATTGTAAGCAGAAGTAGGAATAGGAATAATAAGAAATACCACATTATTGCCGCACTATTCTCTAATTCTATTTGGTTCCTAACATTCAGAGAGCTTGTATTGGGAGATATGGATTACTTACTTTTCATTCCTTATGTAATTGGCACAGTTATCGGAAGTACCTATGGGATGACAATATCAATGAAAATTGAAAAATGGTTAAATGCTTCGGCTGCCAAGCACTTAGATAAATAAACACTAATCGACTTGAACAAACATAAAGAATAAAGTCTTGCAATAAGCAGGACTTTTATTTTTTGCCATTATTTGTAATTAATCTAAATAAAAATTGTATATTTGGATAAATAATTTATGTAATGGCGATATTATCACTTACTGAAATTGTTGGAATTATAGAATTTGGACGTCCTGATTGGATCAAGAAAGCTGAAAAAGAACACAAGAAATTAACAGTTCATGTTGATGGAGTTGGTGTTGCTGCATATCTTGATAATGTTGCTCATTATGAAAATGCACGTCAGTTTCAATTAAGGAAAGATTTTGCGACTTCTAATAAGCACGTATTTGAAAATATATTACGTCCTGTTGATAAAATATTTTCCGCAAAAGGAGGGAACAAACTCTATGATGTATCAACAGAATCAAAAGAAAAAGAATTAAAAAACAGGCTTTCTAATTTTGATAGCGGTTATTCTGTTACTGACTGGATTCAAAAAATACAAGCTAATAAATTCTATACTGATCCTAACGGATTGGTATTTTTTGAGGTTAATGATGGAGAAACATATCCTACTATAAAATCTATTTCATCAATATTCAATTATCAATCAAATGGCAGGCTGATAGAATGGGTTGTATTTCAACCGGAAAAAAGATCAGATGCAAAAGGGAATGAATTACCTGGAGATTTTTACAGGGTCGTAGATGATAGCAAAGATTATTTGATTTATGTTGTTGATGATAACTTTACAATAATTGAGGATGAAACATTTGACATTCAATTCCCGCGAGTACCAGCTATCATTAATTCAGATTTAATTGATTCGAATCTTATATTTAAGAAAAGTCCCATTGATTCAGTTATAGAATTAGCTGATCATTATTTAACTACAAGTAGTGTAAAAAATATATATGAATTTTTACACGGCTATCCTATCTTTTGGGCATATGTTCAACCGTGTCGTGTTTGTGATGGTACAGGCTTATATGATGGTCAAATATGCTCTAGTTGTAATGGTGATGGACATACATTCAGTAAAGATGTAAGTGATATTATTAAGCTTAAGCCACCTAAATCAAATGAAGATCCTCAATTAGCGCCTGATGTAGCTGGATATGTCCAACCTGATCTTGAAGTATGGAGAGAGCAAAGAAATGAATTGGATTGGATATGGGGATTAATGCATTTCACAATGTGGGGTACTCATAAAGCGGAAAATGTTAAAAATGAGACTGCCACTGCTGCTTTTCTAGACGTTCAGCCAGTAAATGATAGACTAAATCAATTTACTGATTCATTTGAATCAATGGAGAAAATAATGACTGATTTTGTAGGTTCTTTCTATCTTGGAGATGCCTATAAAGGATCAAGTATTAATTATGGTCGTAGATATTTGGTTGAAAGCCCTGATCAAATTTGGAATAAGTACGAAAAAGCTAGACAAACAGGAAATCCCAAAGTAACATTAGATTATCTATTACAACAGTTCTATCAAGCTGAATTTGCTAATGATTTAGAAAGCCTGACAATAGCACAAAAAGGAGTCAAATTAGAGCCATTTGTACATAAATCAGATGAAGAAATAGATAAACTACCAATACAGCAGGAGGACAAAATAAGTAAGTATTATTTCAATGAATGGTTTAAAACAGTTCCACATAATGATATAATAATGAAAGATACAAATACATTAAGGAAAGAATATGAAACATTTATAAAAGATAAACAAAATGAAAGACAAGAGGTATAATGAATTCAAAGTAAAAGGAAGAATTGTCAAAGGACAGTTTGTAATTGATAGTAAAGAACCTACTGATAGAAAATCAGTAATGATATCTGACCGTGATGCACAAGTTAATAATCAGCAAACACGATTTACATATTTGCATTATGAACTAGCAGAAAAAAAAGCAAAATCATTTGCTGACCTTAAAAAGGATGATTTGATTGCTTATATCCAGGAAAAAGAATATGAAATTGATATAAATCAAAATAAGCCTGAATTAGTAAAGGCAGTTGAAGAAATTGAAAAGTAATAAAACATGATTAAGAATATTGATATATTGGCGAAGTTCGTCAAAGGTGGTGCAGAAGTTCTGCAAAAAGCAATTAATTCAGATGAAGAATTTAACTTAGAATTGATTGAAGGTAGCTTTGTAAGCGAAGATGATCTTAATACGCTGAAAGAAACAGTTAGAAATGAAGGTAAATCAGAATGGCAAAAAATAGGTTATGATTTTGCTATGAAAGATTTAAAAAAGGATTATGATCTTGAAATTGAAGGCAAAGACAGGAAAAAAATTGTTGATGCTATTAATAAGAAGATATTAGCTGATGCTAAAAGGGAACCAAACGAAAAGATTTCAGAACTCGAAACAAGTCTTTCAAACCTTCAAAACCAATACACAACTGATCTTGCAGCAAAAGACACCGATATACAAAAACTAAATAATCAAATCATTAACGGACGAATTAACAATGATTTGATAACACAAATGCCTGATAGTCTTAACGGAATTAAACCACAGCAATTTACTATATTGGCTAAAACAGAATATGAATTTGCATATGATGATAATGGTCAAATGGTAGTCAAAAAAGGTGGGAGCGTTCTAAAAGACAAAATGGAAAAGCCTTTGCCAGTTAAAGAGATTTTGACAGACTTTGCAACTCAAAACAATTGGATAAATGCATCTGGAAGAGGTGGAGGGCATGAAACACCTGGCGGTTCGTCAGAATTTAAAACAATGAATGATGTCTTTAAGCATATGGAGCATAATAAAATTGATCCTGAAAGCACACAAGGACAGAAATTAATTGAAGATTTTAATAATTCAAAATAATTAATTATGGCTTATACTAATAGCGTATGGAACGCCGCCCAATATAAATTGGACGAAATGATGAACAAGCCGGAATTTAAGCATAAGCCTTCGGCGGCTTTATCAGTGTTTCTTAAAAATACCAATTTTCTTATCCCTGCTTCAGAAAGGGAAAGACTTTGGAATCAAAAAACAAGTGATCAACAGACGGTATCTACTTATTCATTAGATAAACAAACTGTCGCATTAGGTACTGCAAGAGCGCATGATCATTCAGGAGCAATTGGAGCAAGTTCTACAGCAGACTTGTCTTATACTACTTATGCACGTAAGTTTAAATATTCGATTAAGCAAGGTGATCGAAACGTGTTTGCACTTGCTGAAATGGTAGCAGCACAAATAAGAAGTGCGGCAATTGATCTTCATGCAGGCATTGAAACTGCTTTGATGACATATCTAAATACTAATAAATCTCAAGTTGTAGTTTCTGCTGATCCACAATCAGGATTATGGGATGCAACTAATTATTTATTTGGTGTGTTGGCAGGAGATAGTGACCAGTATTTTCAGTATCTTAAAATGTTCATGGCTGAACAGTATTACGGAGGCGCATTTGATGTTATTAATAACATACGAGCACAAGCACAAGCAGCCTATTTAGGACAGCAAGGGCAAGGAAATGCAACTAATTTAGGATGGCAGATTGACGGGATGAACATGGTTGCTTCTACTGAGCTTGCTAATGCTGATGGTTATGACCAAATGAGTTATATTCTTCCTGAAGGTTCTATTGGTATTCTGCCCTGGATTCCTACTCTTAATCGTCAAGGGTTTGGGGATACTTTCCAGAATGGCGGTGTATATCGTTCAATTCCTGATCCTCTTGGTTCTGGTCTAATGTTTGCCGTTCATGAATATGCTGCTGGTGCAGATAATAGTGGTGCATCTGGTGAAACTCAGGATGTGGATATTCAAGTAGAAATATCTATTGATTTAGCTCCTGTTATAGCTCCAATGAGTACATCTAATTTAACTCCGATTATCAAAGCGGGATTATTGCAATAATATGAAAAAATTAATTTTAATAATGGTATTTGCCGTTGTAGCAATGGCAGCCAGCGCACAAAAAGGGCGACCTATTATATTAGAAGCTGATACGCTTACTGATGCTGAAACAAAATATATTGTTACCCCTCAATTTACAGGTGATGATGTATTGTCTGTTCAGGTATTGTTCACGCAATTGACTGGAACAGCAGGAGGAACAGCAACTTTCGAAGGTTCTGTGGATGGTGTTTCTTATGTTCCGATTACTGACGCAGTTGGAGTTCTAAAGGGATATCCTAATGATACTCTTACTATTACTGATGGAGCAGTTACAACCTGGGTGCTTGAAAAAAATAATTTCTATAAATATAGAGTTAAGCTTGAAGGCACAGGAACTCAATCAACAAAAGTAGAAACGGCATACATTAGAAAGTAAGATGTTTCAACTATCTAACATACAAAGTAATTTACAGGGGTTAATAGGTTGGAAACAATCTATTAATCCCACTTATGCTGTTGTTGATTCAGATAATCTTAAAAGTGATTCAGGGGCGTATTTTCAGGACTATTCGTCATTAGTTACTATTGAAAATATACATCAAAATCAAAATTACCCGGCAATTTCAGATGCTCAACTTAACACATTGTTGGGCGATATATATGAAAGTGCTATTGTGAAAGTTTTGAATAATGTTTTTCAATCAAATGATTTCATTGAAAATAAAGTGCTTTATCCATTTGAATCTTCATATAACGAAAAATTAGATAATGATACTTCGTTTGTAGGATTTGAATTAGAGCAGCCAACAAGAAGAGAGCTAATAAATACTATCAATAAGCTGATATTAACATTTGACGATGTTGACACAGTTAAAATTTTGGTGTTTCATAGTTCAAGACAAGCTCCTATATTTTCACAGGAAATTACAACTGTTGCGGATTCTGACAAAGAAGAAGTAGTGAATATTACTTTGACTAAAGAATACAATGGAGGTAAATTCTATATTGGCTATTTGCGTTCAGGATTGACAGCAAAGGCAATTAATCGTGGATGGGATAAGGCAAATGTAAGAGCCTGTTACAAGGCTTTGAAAATTAATCCTATTCAAGTTGATGGATGGGATGCCGAAACTCTTTTCGATGTGGAAGATATAGATTATCAGGATAAAACATATGGGTTAAATTTTGATATCACTTCCTGGAAAGATTATACGAATCTAATTACACAAAATAAGTACAAGTTCGTAAATGCTTTGGGTTTGCAAGTTGCCATTGATGTTATGGATTTGATTTTAAAAAGTACAAGATCAAACAGAATTGAAAGAATTGCTGATAGTAAAGTGCTTTTTGAATTAGAAGGGATTATCAACAATGAATTGCCACGTGTGGCAGGATTAAGAGGTAAATTACAAGCTGAAATTGTTAGATTAAAACAAACATTCATCGAAACGCCTTTATTAAGTAAGGGAACTCTATAATGAAAGGAATAGATGTAGTAATAGAATCATTAAGAACATTGTTTGAAAATAATCTTTGGATTTCAAACAATACTATCTATTATGGGCGAATATTCCGTAATATCAGAGAAGATGGTACGCATCCTGAGTTCTTTAATACAACTACAAAAGATTATGAAGATGTATTATTAGATGATAACAAAGACGCAATATGCTTCTTTGACGTACAGCCCAGCGAAGATTATACAGCGCAATTTGAATCTACTGTTTGGATTTGTTTTGCTGTTAATCTTAAGGCACTTTATCCAGCAGTTGCAGAACGTGCAACAGAATATGCACATGAAGATGTATTGAATTACATTAAAAAAGCACGTGGAGGATGGGATATAACAGGCTTAGTACGTGGATTGCCAGCCTTTGATGAATATGAATTATTGAAGAATACGGATAGCATGAATCCTTTTTATCTATTCCGTTTTGAAACAAATATTAATTATCCAATAAATTGTTAAAAAATAAGATATGGGACAATGTAGTGGAACATTACCAGGCGGAATAAATAAAGATTGTTTGATTCCGTTATCTGAGGTAGATGGCATTGTGATCACAGATAAATCACATTCATTTGCAAGCGTTGCAGATGCACAAAAACTATCTAAATGGACAACAGACATAAGCACTAATTTAACTGTTTTTGCTGTTGCTGGATTGAAAAATTATGAGAATACAACAGATGATCCTACTATAACCACTAACCCGGTAAGTAAATCTAAATCTGTTACAGATACGCCAGTGCCTAGTTTTAATTTAACTCTTGATTCGAATCAATGTGACTTTAAAGAAGTATTGAATAATCTTAAGGGCGGTGTATATGGTATCTATTATATCTTGAAAAATGGGAATATTCTTGGTACTCTTGATCAAGCAGGATCAGATATAGGGAAAGTAAAGCCATTTTTAGCACGTATCAATGCAGCTACTAAACTTCTTCAAACAATCGGAGAAGAAAGCGCATTTACTGTTCTTGTCAATCATTTGAATTATGATCAAGTACTGAATCAATTTTACGTTGATTTAGTATTTCAAGCAAAATTTGAATTTTCTGAAGCTATGCCAGCAGGACTTAATATGTATAAAACTGCTATTTATGCAGCAGGCGATCAAGCCGTACAAATTAATGTTCGTTGTGAAGGTGCTTATACAGGAATAGCAGATGAAAATGATTTTGAAGTAATTGGATCAAATGTTGATACTCCTGCTGTTACTGCCGTTGATATCACTGATGCTGCAACAGGTGTATATGTACTAACAGTTGAAAAAGGTGCTGTTCCTGCATCGCTTGCAGAAGGTGATTGGGTGAAAGTGAGAGTTAAAAAGGCATCTCCTGTAACTCATTTATCTAATACAATAGTTGTATATGGAGCGTAAGATCGTAGTTTCTAAATCACTCAAAAGACTTAAGCCTAAAGAATTTCAGAAATGGTTTAAAGGAAGAGAGCTTGAAGGCGATTGGGAAAAAGAATACAAAAAGATAGGAGGTAAAATTGAAGCTCCTGGACGTAGCGAAAAAAGCACGTAGGATTAATGTTCAGCAATTAGCTAAACTTGCTCTAATGAAGCAAGAAAAGCTAATTGTTGAGCTTAATCAACAACAATTAAGAATAGGTGAAAATGCTTTTGGTCAAGATGTCGGCAAATATAAATCTGATAGATATGCTGATCTTAAAAAAAGAATAGGTTCACAAGCTCCTAATGGTGTTCCAGATTTATTATTTTCAGGCAAGCTCTATAAAGAAATGTTTGTAAAATTTGAGGATAAACAATATTTCACAGATTCAAAAGTTGAATACGCCAAATTCCAAAAAGAAAGATATGGAGAATCTATTTTTGATTTACAAAAACAAAATGAAGAAGAAATAGAATTTAAGGGAGTTAATGAATTAATTGAACTATATAAAAAAGCAATCGGTGTATAACGCATATAACATACCAATCCAAAACGTTTCTCTTTTATTTGAAACACAAGATTTAGGGCATTTATCAAAACATTGGATGCCTAAATTTTTATTAAGATTTACCTATAAGCGATTCATAGAGAAATATAATGAATGGTTTAGTGATAAAAGTGTTTCATCTGTTATAAATGATAGCTTATATATATTAAGGCTTAAAAATAAAATAGAAAATATATTACCGCTTATACATACGATACTTAAAATAACTCCTGATAGTAAGCTTGCAAATGAAGGATTTGAAGAAGAATTTGGGAGAAAATATAAAGGAGAAAATGATTTAAAATTAATTGAAAATAAAATTGAAAATCTTCAATTAAAATTGCCTAAAGAAGCAATTGTGAATAATAAAGGAATATCATTTTCTACTCTTATAAGTTTAGTTGAATCATCCAGGGGAATAGGAATTGATAGAAATATTACTTTATATGATTTTAAGAATATTTACGAAATAGAACGTGAAAAATGGCAGAAATCCAGCAAATAATACAAGCCACTAAAGCATTAGAAAATCTTAATGCTCAAATAGTACTTGCAGGGAAAAATTTAGAATCATTATTGGTATCAGCCAATAAAGTTAATACTTCTATTACAACTATTTCAAAATCAACTGAAAATAATACGACTAAACAAACCAAATTAAATAAAGAACAAAAAGAAGCTGAAAAAATTGCTAGAGAAAGACAAAAAGCAATTGATTCTCTTGAAAAACAACGACAAAAAGGATTGCAGCAACTTGCAAAGCAAGAAGCTAAAGAACGTGAATTAAAAAAGGCAATTGATCAACAAGTAAATTCCATAAGACAGGCACGTGATCAAAATATAGCACTTAGAAAAGAAAGAGATAAACTTAATTTAAGTACGGATGCAGGAAGAAAAAAGCTTGAACAAATAAACAAGCAGATTGATAAGAATAGTGCATTTGTAGAAAAAAATTCCGATAAACTTACAAAACAAAAAATAGGAATTGGTAGATATGAAAATGCATTAAAAGGTTTGCCTGGTATTCTTGGACGTGCTACAAATGGAGTTGCAGCGTTTGGAAAGCAATTAATGGTATTATTAGCTAATCCAATTATTGCTATTGTTGCAGGAATTGTAGCAGGATTTACAGCATTAGTAGCAGCATTTAAAAGAAGCCAACAAGGAATAGATTTCTTTAGAACAGCAGCAGCAAAAGCAAGTGCGGTTTTAAATGTTCTTTTAGATCGTATAACAGGATTTGCAAAAGGTCTATTTCAGATTCTTAAAGGTAATTTTTCAGCAGGAATTGATGCTATTAAAGATTCATTCAAAGGAATGGGTGATGAAATAGAACGTGAAGTTAAAGCAGCAGGAGAACTAGAAAAACAACTTATAGCATTAGAGAAAGCACAAAATGATTCTATAATAACAACTGCAAAAAATAGGCGTGAAATAGCTAAATTAAGGCTTATTTCTAATGATCAAACAAAAGCCAATAAGGAAAGAATTATAGCACTTCAGGAGGCTAATAGATTAGAACAAGCAAATAGCAAGATACAGGAAGATTTACAATTAAGATTAATTGCTAATAAGCTCGGATTAACGGATATTGAACAAGCCCGTAAAAGAATTAATGACGTTATTGAAAATGGAAATCAATTAACTCTTGAAGAAATAGGATTATCTGAAAGTACAGAAGAAGATAGAAAAGTAGCTAATGAAGCAATTGCACAATTAATAAATATCAGAACTCAGGAATTTACACGTAGACAAAGAATTGCATCAAGATTAACAGGATTACAAGAAGAAGAACGCAAAGCAGAAGAAAAACGATTACAAGAAGAACAGGAAAGAGCAGAAATAAGAGAACAAACAATTAATGATATAGCAAATATAACCATATCTCAAAATGAATTAATTTTAGAATCAGAAAGAGAGCTTGCAGAGCAATTAAAAGAAATTGATGAAGAAGAAACACAAAGCGTAATAGATAATATAGAAAGAGAAAAACAGGCAAAAGAGGAAGCAGCACAAAGAGATATGGAGTTAGAAGAACAAAAAAGAAATGCTAAACTTCAAACTCTTTCTATAATTAGAGGTATATTCGGACAAGAATCAGCGATAGGAAAGGCAGCAACAGCATTGCAAGCAACAGAAGCAATAAGACAAAATCTTATTTCACTTGGGATTATAACAACTAAACAGGCAGAAGCAGAGGCAAAGGCAGCAGCAGCAGCGCCATTCCCATTTAATCTGCCTTTAATTGCTGGAACAATAGCGCAATTTGTTAGTATTATTGGATTATTTAAAAAAGGGAAAGATACAATACCAGCATTTGCAACTGGTACTGAAAACTCACCTAGTACATTTATTGCAGGAGAGGCAGGAAGGGAATTAATGAAAACTAAAGATGGTAGATTTATGATGGCAAATCAACCAACTTTATTTAGCGGAATGCCTGGAACTGTTGTAATTCCAAATAAAGAAACAGAAGCCATTATGAATGGTAGACAATCTATTAATATTAATTTAGGAAAAGTAGAAAATGAATTATCTGGATTGCGAAAAGATTTAAGAAAACAAAAACAATATATTCCTACAAATAAAGGAGTAAAAGTAAGAAGTGGCAATTACTGGAAGCGTTATAACGATATACACTATAATTAATGAGCATCGAATTTCAAAATAGAAGGCGCAAATATAGATATTTTCTAAATAATTCAAGTTTAGGACTTAAAGAATTATATGATGTTCCCGAAGGATGGGAAAATGCAGGATTTAAATGGAAGAGGTCAGAAACTTATTGGGGGTTATTCAGAAATTATACTGCTGAATCATTCAATTTTGTAAAAGAAGGTCGTAGATATTTACAACAGGTTGAACGTGAACAAGGCATTGAGGCAGTTGTGGAACTTATTGTTAAAGAATATGATTTATCAACATATGAATATACAGAAATATTCAGAGGTGAAATTGATATGGCTTCATTTGTTGAAACTATTTTAAGATTTGAAGTCAAAGTTAATGATTCAGATTTTGAAAATAAGATTAAAACAAGAGACGAAATAAATATAAAGCTTACGTCCACTGAGACATTAGATGGTTTAACATTGCCAGGATTCACAAATGAGGGGCAACATATTGTATTACCGGAAAGAAGAGATTTCTTATTTAATACATTAAAAGCTGATGAATCACAGATATGGTATACAACTCATGCAATTGCATTAAATGTAGAATCTAATGAGGATAATGCAATAACATCTTCACCAGGAGGCACAAACCCTACTGCATCTGCCGTATCTTTCTATAAAAATGAAACAGGCGAAGATGTACAAGTTAATCTAAATGGAATATTCGGAGCAATAATTGATAATGAATCTGGATATCAAAGGACATTAAATGCTCGTTTTCAAGTATACGAATTAGGGGGATTTGTTAGAAGCGTAACAATATATACTGTAACATTAGAAGATAGAGAAATTGTAAATCCGTTAATCTCATTTGACGAATCTATTTTAGTTGAAGATGGACAATGGTTAACATTAGTATTTGGTGGGATTGATGTTATTTTATCAAATTATAATATTGAATTCAATGCAAATACACAATCAGGAACAATTGAAGAAACGACATTATTAACTTATTTGTGGCATGAAAAATTTACCCGAATTTTACAAAGTATTACTAATGAAATAACTCCATTTTATTCAGAATTATTAGGTAGAACAGATTCAGAGAATGTTGATTATAATGAAGATGGGGAATTATCTTTAGCGTGTACCACAAATGGAAAATTAATAAGAGGCTTTACACTTGAAGAAGCTCCATTATATGCGAATTTAAAAGATTCATTTGATTCTATTAATGCCATTCGTCCTGTTGGATTAGGAATTGAAACAATAAACGGGATTAAGACAGCAAGATTAGAACAGCGAGAATATTTTTTTGATGAAAGAGTTATTTTAACTTTTGATAATGCCAATGAAATAACAAGAGAAGCATATCCAGATTTGATTTTTAATAAGATCAAATCTGGATATGACAAAGCAGCATATGAAGAAAGAGAAGGACTTTTAGAATATAATAATAAAAGTGAATGGACTAATATTATAAGCACAATAAAGAATAATATTGATAATATCGCTCCATATAGGGCAGATAATGCAGGGATAACATTTGCCCGTAAACTTCAAAAAATCAATAAGCCTACGGAAGATAGCCAGTATGATGAAGATAATTTTATTATTAATCTTGTCAGAGGCGAGGCATCAAATAGAATTCAAAATGGTGATTTTAATCTTGTTCAACCTGATCCATTAGTAAATTGGACGTATCAAGATGTAATAGTAGAATCTATTTTAGGAAACGCAAGAGCAGTAATTGCCGATAATACAAGCGCATACTTACAACAATCATTTACAGTAAATGCAGATGATGTTTTAGATATATCTTTTGTATTTAATATTTTGGGACAACAAGGCTTAATTGCTGTAGCTGCTGAATTCCAATTAATCCTTACAGATGGAGTTGACACATATTATATAAATAGTAATGGAGAATGGCAAGAATCAGATTCAAAAGCATTAACTGGGTTTGTATTTCCAACAAATAGGAGTAATATTCAGGGATTTTATAATTATTCTAAAACAACAGAAGCAGCGCCAATAACAGGAACATGCACACTTAAATATTTAGGATTGAATAATTATGAAACATTAATTGATGAAGTTCGAATAGCTACAAGTGCAAAATTTAAAGCCAGAACAACAGAAGGATTTGATGTAATTGAAAATACAATTAATAATACTGAATCCTATAATATTGCTTGGTCACCTGGAAGAATGTTAAGGAACTGGGGGTATATATGGAGAGGATTTTTAGAAAAGCATCTTAATTCATATATCAGGTTTAGCAAGTCTGAAAAAAATAGCAATATGCGGTCTCAATTAACAGGAGGCGATTTAATTGTTGAAAATGAAGATGTAATTATCAATGATCTTGATACGCCAATTTGGAAAGCTGAAAAAATTACATTTGAAGCTCCTGTAAATATCCAAACTATTCAAACATTAAACGGAACATTTACAGCAGATGATAAACCTAAAATATATGGTATCGTTAAATTTCGTCAAACAGAAAATGATTTGTATTTTTATGGATATATTTTAAGCGTTGAAATAACAGGAGATAAAGGAACATCAAGCAATAATAGAACAGGACAATTTGAAGTTTTAACAGTTAATACGGACTATGTAACACCTATTGAATCATGAGTACATTTATAATAAGTCCATTAAATAGTATAGAATATAAAAAACGTGACAATGCGTTACCGAATTATAACAATACTTTACAATCTGAGATAGAAGGTAAAACAAATGAAGCATATTGCCAAAAATTTCTATCTGCTGATAATGTAAGAACTCAAATAAAAACAGATTATCAAACTGTTACTGCTACTTTGATTGATGAAGCAGGAACAGAAACATCATTAACAGTTACAGAAGTATCAACATATACTGATTTTAGTTTCTGGGAATTTGTATTTACGGGGCAATCGACAGGATATTATTATATTAAAATTCAAGGTACTGATCCTGCATTTGATACTGTCAATTATCAAAGTGAACCTATTGAAATTGTTGAACCTTATATAGCACATAATGGAGCAAATATAATACAGGATCATTTAAAAATCAGGCATTATAATCGTGAAAATAATTTTGATCTTGATTATTCAACAGGAATAGAGCATATTTTATGGATTCCAGCAGAATTATTTGAAGCTGTATCAGGAGGCGAAGCAGAAATATATAATAATTTAGGAAATGAAACTAAATTACAAGAAACGAATCAACGAATATTTACTTTAAAAACCGATCCGATTCCAAGATATTTATTTTTAAAAATAAATGAGGGAGCAAGTCAAGATTTTTTTGAAGTTAATACCATTGAATATGTCACAAACGATAAAGGGGAACCAGAATATAGCAATGATTATACATTAGTTAGCTTTTCGGCTAATCTTACAGATAGATTTGTAGTAGGTTTAAATAGTGATGATCAGGGCTTTGTTTGTCCTGATATCGAAACAGGTGAAATTATGTTATTAGAAGAATTAAATGCATTTGGAACATTTCAACTACAAGTTCCTGCCGGTTATGCAATAGAATGGATTAAGCTGTTTAAACAAACAGGCACACAAGCAACTATTGATATGGGTTGGTCACCATCTGGAACAGATATTTTAGATGGAGCAGTTCTAACTGATAGTAGGGCAAATGAATATAGTAGACTTACAAGGATTGTGGGTGAAGCATCGGCAGGAACTATTTACGGTGAAGTTTCAGGAGTTGGAGCAACTGTAAATATTTATATTCAATTAGTAAAATTTAAAGAAATAACATGATGAAAAAATTACTCACGATAGCATTGATTTTTCTAGTTGGATATATCAATGCACAAGACATAAGTAGGATTGATTCTTTAAAAGTCAAAGGTGGAGCAACTTTTGAAAATATAATTGATGTAGATACAAATAGGATTCGTAGTGTTGGTGATCCTGTTGAAGATTATGATGCAATTAATAAACAATATTTTGATAATAATGCTATTTCTCAGGGAGTACCAATAGATTCATTATTATTTTCTACTAATATTGCGAATTTACAATGGGACGAAGGAAAAATATATTATGATTCTATTACAGGAGGATTAATATTTTTCAATGAAGAACAAGATATTGCTTTAAATATTGGATTTGAAAGTTGGATTAAAGTTAAAAACAATACAGCAGGCATAATTACAAATGGATCTGTAGTGTATCCCACTGGCGTAGAAAATGGTAATGTAACGATAGGATTAGCAGATGCAAAAGAAAGGCGAAAAAGTAGCTTAGTTGGAGTTGTAACTCATGATATTGCAATTGGAGAAATTGGATATGTTACAAAAGCCGGTGAAGTTGGAAATTTAAATACAACTGGGTTTGATCCTGATTCTCTTTTATATCTTTCTCCTGATATTCCAGGGACAATGACAAATACAAGACCTGATAACGGAGAATTTGCTGTAATATTAGGAGCAGTTAAAACAATAGACAATGATTCAGGTTCTATTATTGTTGACATTGTTCCATCTGAATTAGCAACTGAATTAACAGCAGATAGGGGTTGGTCAAAAATACATAATACAACAATTATTCCAACAGCATATAACCGAACATTAAAAGTTATTCCAACAACAGGAAATTCATTTTATTATTATCAAGATGGAGTAAAATATGAATCTGATGGTGATACCATTGTTTTTAATGACACTGAAGGAACAATAGATTTTTACTACGTTAATGATGTTTTAACAGCAGCCTATAATCAAACAGAATCACAGGTCAGAGAAACGTATACAAAATATGCTGGTGTATCAAGAGCATATTGGGATGCAGTGAATGATACTATCATTTTTATTAATAATATGCGACATGGATTCAAGCCTGATGGTGAAACATGGGCGATGTCATGGGATTTTCATAAATGTGAAGTATTAGAAGGGCTTGCACTTACAGATATTATTGCAGATGCAAGTGGTGATTTAGATGCGCATGCTCAATTTGGTAATGAATCGGGATTAATAAGAAATCAAGGAATATTGACTTCTATTCCAAGTCAGACAAGCACAACAGGATATACAGTATTTTATCGTGATGGTGCAACAGCATGGCGTTCTCAGGATGGTGCGCCGTTTCCAGTACTAACAACTGGAACAGGTCGTTTAGCTTGGAATGAAGAAGTAGGAGGAAGTTGGCAATTAAGTGAAGTTCCAAACAATGATTATGTTCTTTATCATTTATTTGTATCTAATACTTTAGGTGATAAACTTGGTACAGTTATAGGACAAAGTGAATATGCCACTATAGCTGCGGCACAAGCAGGAGCATTAACAGAAATCCAAAATTTGCTAATTGGTCAATTCCCTATTAAAGAATTAGCACCCGTGGCAACGCTTATTTATCAAACTGCAGATGTATATGCAAATGCAGTTAATGCAAGAATAGTTAGTGCTGAAGATATACAGGGAAATCCTGTTGATTATATAGATTGGAGATTTCAAATAATTCCTGGTGGAGGGACAGGAACAACGACCACAACATATCTAGGATTACTTGATACGCCAAGTACGAATGCTGGGGAAGCAGGAAAATCTGCGGTTGTTAATCCTGGCGAAACTGGACACATATATGAATATAGAACAAAATCTGTCAATTCTAAAACTGTAGGAAGTTCGTTAAATGTAGATGTTAATTTAGATGATGTTGCTGAAATTGATAGCATAACAGATGTAAATGTTTCATTTAATTCTAATTCTTACACAAAGTTAGCATCTGGAACAACAGCGCAAAGACCTGCAAGTCCCATTAATGGAATGTATCGCTATGATAGTGATTTAACCAAAGCACAGACATATGAAAATGGGGAATGGAAAAATTTAATTACTTCTGCAACAGATATAAATCTTTTTGATTACGTAAAAGGAGCTTTATCATCAACGGACAATGCTATTGCTTTATGGGATGGAACAACAGGCAAATTAATTAAAAATAGTTCAGCTACAATTGATGGTTCTGGTAATCTTGATGTAACTGGATCGATAGAGACTGTGGGCTTGACGAGTACGGATGATGTAGAAATAAACGGCGGAATAAGACCTCAATTTATTGCAGGACAAGGCACGGTTAAAACACATTTTGGGGATTTATCAGGTGCAGGGACTTTGTTTTTTAGCTCAAATTTAAGTTACGATGGTGCTAATTGGAATTTAGATGACACGGGTGTTGCGGGAATTGTTATATCATCCGCACAAACAACTCCATTGAGAATCAGAACAGCAACATCAGGAACTAACCCAAGAACATTGACGGAACTATTGACAAGTGATGGAAGTGGTAATTTCACCTTCTCCGGCAACGTCTCATCTAACCCACCCCCAACCTTAGGCGATCACTTAACGAATAAGACGTATGTGGATGCTGCAATCGGAACTAAAGCCAACCTCCCAGCTACTGTTGCGTATACGGATCAGTCGAATACGTTTAGTGGAGTGTTACAATCAATTAATCAAACTGGTGCAACTTCTAGTACCATGTTAGCATTAAGATCAAATTCTTCAGGAGCAGCAGATAGCGCAACACCAAATACAAATACTACTGTTGAGATGGCTTCAGTAGGTGGCGCAGGTGGATATACCTCAAGGACTCAGTTTGTAAATAGTTTCAATTCATCCTTTAGTGGTACTGAATTTTCAATACATACACGTGCTATATCTTTTGGAGCAATGACGGAAAGATTAAAAATAGATGATGTTGGTAATCTTGATCTAACAACAGGCTCCTACCAACTCAACGGCTCCGATCTAAAAATAGGCGATCTGGATAATGCCGGATTGGTTGATCAAGTGTATGTATCTGATGGTCTTGGTGGTGGATCGTGGGAGGCACAAGCAGGGGGGCAATGGTCAACTGATGCGAATGGAATCAATTATCAAGCTGGGAATGTAGGAATAGGACGAACATCTCCTGTTGCTGATGCTCTTGAAGTTGAAGGAGACATCACAATCAATGGTGATATAAAAATGGAAGGTTCAAATTATCTATCCATGTGGGAATTGAACCCAGCTACGCATGTACCAACGCCTTCAACAATTCAAGGCATATTTTATGTAAATTCGGCTGACGAACTGCCATACATGCTAAATGGCAGCATAGATACCTTGAGTTTATCTACTCATGGAATAGTTGAAATGCCAGATATTCCTAGTGCAACAAAAGCGAATATGTTATATTTCGATACTACTACTAAAGAAGTTAGCTACGGCGCTGCACCATCAGGCGGAACTCCTGCCGGGTCAAGTACTCAGATTCAGTATAATGATGAAGGCTCATTTGGGGCAAGCTCTGATTTTACATACAATGATACTTCCAAAAAATTAGAAATGGGAGCAACGACTGAGGCGTTGTTCGGAGGGGTTTCAGATGCAGGAAACTTTGACGTGCAATGTATAGGTGTATATAACGGAGGAAAACAAGCGCATCAATTGAGCTTACATAGTGGATCAGGAACTTTAGGCATTGAGGCAGGGCATACTTATATATTGGAAAGTTCACATACTTATACAAATATCTCGCTGCCATCAGTATCTACAAATATTAGAGTTGAATATGTAATTGTGAATCATAAGGCTTCAGCTACAACTATTACGTCTTATGTTGGATTAGACGGAGCCACAAAAACAACAATCCCTGCACAGTCATCAATTACAGTGCAATCAAATGGAACTAATTGGTATAGAATTCAATAAATTTAAATAAAAAATAGCATGAAAAATTTAATCACAATTTTATTAGTAATCTGCTCATTTGGAGCAATGTCACAAGAAAAACAAGTAAATGAAACTACTTACGAGAAATCAATGTCGTATCGGATAGTCGAGGAAAGTGTCGATAAGCTAATCGAAACACTGAAAAAGTTCACGACCAAACAAGCACTGCAAGCTTACGAAAATAACGAGATTGAAAAAGGCGATTCGTTAAAAG